TGCTTGAGAAGGTCGGCAAGGAAGAGATTACCGAGGAAGATTACGAGCGCGAAGAAGCCCGCTACCACATCATGACTTGCATGAAGCAGGCTCTCAGTGCCGCCCGTAGCCGCAATGGCATGATTGATGAGGGCAACCTGATCTACCTGTTTGACTTGGGTATCAACGCTGCCCAGGCGCAGGCTGAGATGTTTGCCTATCTCAGCATGGAGAACCAGCTGATCAGCGAAGGGAAGGCTCCCACGCATGAAATGACCATGCGGTGGCTGGAGGCTTGCGCCGACAAGTGGGCTGAAGATCCGGCCAAGTTTGCTTCCCGGCGTGGCTTCAGCGTGTTTGACCACACCAGCCTGACCAATGTGCCGCAGATCACGCAAGAGGCTACCGAGTAATGCACCTCGTTATCGGCACTCCCTGCTATGGCGGCATGATGTGTACCGAATACGCGCAGTCTGTGTTGGCTTTGAAGGAAGCCTGCATGACGCACGGCATCAAGCTGACGTGCGTCTTTCTCGGCAATGAAAGCCTAATCCAGCGCGGCCGGAATACCATTGCCCATCATTTCTTGCAGATGGAAGATGCCACGCATCTGATGTTCATTGATGCCGACCAGAAGTTTGTTCCCAATGACATCGCCAAGATGATCAAGGCCGATAAGGGGATCATTGGCGGCGCTGTCCCCATGAAGGGGATCAACTGGAGCCGGGTGAAGATGGGTGCCATTCTCAATCACCCGGATCTCAGCAAGCTGACGGGCATCTTCAATATCAACAAGCTGCCCGGCCACGAGATGGTTACGGCGGACATGCCGTTTCAGGTCAAGCATGTCGGCACCGGCTTTATGCTGATCCGCCGGGATGTGTTTGAAAATCTGAAAGACCATGTCGGCTGGTACAAGAATGGCGGTTCAAGCATTCACCCTGAAGACAAGGTTTATGACTTCTTCAAGGTTCAGAATGTGGACAATGAACTGTTGTCTGAGGACTATAATTTCTGCCACATGTATCGCGAGAAGGGCGGCACGGTTTGGGTCGCCCCCTGGTGCGATCTGGGGCATTTTGGCGCGTATCTTTTCAGCGGGCAGTATGCCCAGACCGGAGGGTTAGAAGATGGCTCATCACTGCATTAAGTATCGGCTGGCGGCTGATGGCACAGTCCCCACGTTCCTTTGCCTCCATCCTGAGGGTGTTGGCGGTGTGTTTGTGGTGGGTGATCCTGCTACTCCTAGCCCTCGTGATATGGTGATGATCGGCCTGTCCGAGAACGACGATACGGGCGATGCCGAGGTGATCCCCACCCAGGCTGACTTGGAAGCCTATCTGACGGCGGTGGGGGCGGATTGGTCCGTGCCTGATCCGGCCAATCCGGGCGATCCGGCTGCCACTGTGCCGTTTGATCCGGCGGCTGCCGCGCAGTGGGTTTGGGACCGTAAAGTGGCGCTTGACGCGGCTGGCTGATGGAACTGCCCAAGCTCACCCCCATTGTTCAGTTTGCCACAGCCAGCTTTGCGCTGGCTGTCGGCGGCTACACGGCCGGCGAGAAGTTTGGCTGGTTCAAGAATGAGATCATTGCCTGGGCGCCGGAGCATTTCAGGATTGAACCGGCCAAGATTGGCCAGCCTGTTACGGTAACGGTGGCCAGGGTCAAGAAGCGCGACGATTGTTCGGTTGAGGGCTTTGAGGTGACGGTCAGGGACGGCGGTGGGGTTATCCATCAGGCCACGCCGAGTATGACCCGGTTTACCGGCCCGGCTGGTCCGGAGGTGGACACGTTTACCTATCTTCTGACGATTGCCGATAAGGAGACTATCAATCCTGGCCGGGCAACGCTGTTGGCGACCATCAAATACAAATGCCCAGAGGGTGAGCGGACGGTGACCTATCCGCGGCACCAGAACCTCACCTTTACGCTGGAGAAATAGGATGGAGCAACTTCTCAATTTGGTCCGCACTGTGGCGCCGAGCATCGCCAGCGCGGTGGGCGGCCCGCTGGCTGGCATGGCCACCAAGGCCATTTCTGAGGCCCTCTTGGGCAAGCCAGACGGGTCTGAGGAGGAGTTGCTCCAGGCTGCCGCAAAGGCCACGCCGGAGCAGTTGCTGGCTCTGAAGAAGGCGGAGAACGACTTCGCCTTGCAGATGCGCGAGTTGGACATTGATCTGGAGCGGATTGCCAGCGAGGACCGGGACAGCGCCCGCAACCGGGAAATCAAGACCAAAGACTGGACCCCCAAGATCCTGGCCGGCGGTATTACTGTCGGGTATTTCGGGGTGCTGTTTTACATGCTGACGCATGGCCTGCCGACCACGGGCGGGTCTGAAGCCATGCTGGTGATGCTGGGGACGCTGGGCACAGCCTTTGGCGGTGTCATGGCCTACTACTTTGGCAGCAGCGCCGGCAGCAAGGAAAAGACCGAGGCTTTGAACAGGATGGCCCACAAATGAAGGATATGTTCCCCCAGGCCCTAAAGATGGTGCTGCATCACGAAGGCGGCTGGGCTGACCATCCGGCTGATCCTGGCGGCGCCACCATGAAGGGGGTGACGTTGGCCACTTTCAGCAAGCATTTGGGCCGCCCGGCTTCCAAGGATGAGTTGCGGGCGATCAAGGACGAGCATCTCCATGAAATCTATAAGAGGGGCTATTGGGACAAGGCTTCTTGTGATGCGATGCCAGCTGGTGTTGATCTTGTCGTGTTTGACATGGCGGTGAATGGCGGCCCAGGCCGGGCGGCCAAGCTGTTGCAGCAGGTGGTGGGGGTTACGCCGGATGGCGGCATTGGCCCCATGACTTTGGCGGCGGTGGCCAGCAAGCCTGCTGCTGACACGATTGTGGGCTTTTCCAATGCCCGGCGGGAGTTCTATCGGTCCCTGCCGACCTTTGCCACGTTTGGGAAGGGCTGGCTGCGCCGGGTGGACGAGGTTGAGGCCGAGGCGTTGAAAATGGCCAATGCTTGAAATGGCTTGATTGTTTTGATTGGCAAGAGGTATATTTAACCCGGCGCAGGCTGAACCAGCGGCGGAAAAACTTCCGGAGCGCGCATGTCGTACACTATGACCTACGATAGCCTGCTAGTGGATGTTCGGCGCTATCTTGAGCGCGGCTTCACGGCTGAGAGCGATCAGATCGTTTATGAGCAGCTGCCACGGTTGATCACGCTGGCGCAGCGCCGAATTGCGCGTGAGTTGAAGATCCAGGGCTTCATCCGCCCGGTGCAGACCAATCTGCAGATCGGGGTGGCGGTCTATCCCAAGCCAGACAGGTGGCGCGATACCATCAGCATGACGGTGGATGGCTCGCCCATCTTTGCCCGGTCATATGAGTATCTGCGGAGTTATTGGCCGAATGAGGCTACGACTGGCGCCCCGCAATTCTATGCGGATTATGATTTCCAGCATTGGCTGATTGCTCCCACGCCGATTGCCGTGGGTGTTTTGGAGGTCATGTACTATGAGCAGCCCGCGTTGCTTGGCGATGACTTGCAGACGAATTGGCTGACCGAATATGCGCCGGATCTTCTTCTCTATGCCACGCTGTTGGAGGCTACTCCATTCCTCAAGAGCGATGAGCGGATACAGGTTTGGCAGGCAATGTATGATCGTGCGGCGCAGGCGCTGACGGGCGAGGACATGAAGCGCATTATGGACCGCAGCGCCGCGAGGAGTGAAGCATGACCATTTATCAGGATGTTTTTGGCGGCGCGACGATCTACCCGAGTGAGATCAGTTACAGCGCGATTTCGCTGACGGCAGACATTACGCTCAGCTGGCCGGAGGAGACTTCTGCCAGTGAGAATTTGGCGACCAAGATTATTGATGTCACGCCTTCAACGTCTGGCCTGAGCATTCTTCTGCCGCCGGCGAACAGGACGGGCGTTGGCAATACGATCCTGTTCAATAACCGCGGCGCCGAGACTTTCACGGTTAAGAACAATGTAGGCACGCAGGTTGTTACGGTTGCTCCTGGCGCGCTCTGGCAGGTTTATCTGTCGGCCAACAGTAATGCGGCCGGCACTTGGCGGTCTTTGCAGTATGGTGCGGCGACTTCCATTGCTAATGCCAGCGCCCTGGCTGGCACGGGGATTGTGGCGGTTGGCACGCTGCTCAGCCAGTCTGTGCCGGTCACGAGCTTCAATAGCAACTACACGGCGGGCGTTGCTGACCGCGCCAAGATGTTCAATTGGACTTCTGCTGGCGGCACGTTCACGCTGCCTGATCCGACAGTAGTGGGCGATAACTGGTTTGTGTATTTGCGGAACAGCGGCACGGGCGCGATTGTCGCGGATCCTCCTGGTCTAATTACGATTGACGGCGCTTTGTCGTTGTCTTTCCAGCCGGGTGAGTCGGCCATCATTG